CCCCTGGGCCCGGGCCAGGGCCGCGTCGCGGCGCACCCAGCCCAGCCCGCCGTTGTAGGCCGACAGCGTCAGCGCCCAGCGGTTGCAGTCGTCCGCCGCCTCCACGCGCCGCCACAGCCACAGGTCGTAGGCCGCCAGGGCCCGCAGGGCCCAGCCGGGGTTCCAGGGCTCCGGGGTGCCCGTCTGCGGCGCGACCTCGGGCAGCCAGCGCGCCGTCGCGGGCATAAACTGCGCCAGCCCCTGGGCCCCAACGGGCGATACTGCGTCCACCCGCCAGCGGCTCTCCTGGTGGACCTGCGCGGCCATCACGGCCACCGGGGCCCCGAGGCCCCACTCCGCCCGTGCAGCGCGCACCAGGGTGCTGCGGTGGGCCAGGGCCTCGCGCGGGATCTCGGCGCCGTAGGCCCCGACGAGGGTCAGCCACAGCGCGAAGAGCACCCCGAGGCAGAAGCTGAACCCCAGGTAGAACACGCGCACGAACCGCTCCAGCAGATCCCAGGACACCTCGGCGATGCCGCGCAGCCCTCGGGCCAGCAAGCGCAACACGGCTACAGCCCCAGCCCCACCGCCAGCATTGAGGCGGCGATGAGCAGCGCCCGGCGCAGGGTGGCCGCGATGTACAGCCAGGCCCAGCAGTCCAGGCCCCGGCCCTCGGCGCCTGGGGCGTCGAGTGTGGCGCCCCGGGCCGCCAGATGCGGGCGCCCGTAGGGGTACGCCCAGCGGTCCAGCAGGTAGCCCGCAATCCCGGCCAGCACGACCAGGGCGCATTTGTACAGGATCACGCCGAGTTGCTGCGGGGCCAGCAGCCAGACCGCGACCAGTAGCGGCGCGGCGAGCAGATAGGCGGGATACAGACGGGGAGCACGCATCGTCGATCCTCCTTGGCCGCCCCGCATTGGCCGGGAGGGGCCAGGCCCCGGCGGCCCGGCGCCCTCCCGGCGGCGGCAGGGGAGCAGATGGGCCCAGCGTAGGGCAGGAGGTGTTGTGCGTCTTGTAAAGGGCTTTACAAACGACAAAAGAAAAGCCCCCGCCGGTGAGGGCAGGGGCCTGGAAAAACGGGAAGGTGACGCTTAGTGATCCTTTATTCCGCAAGCACTCCGCTGCTCCCTGATCAGTTCGTCATAGCGCTGCATCTGAGTATGAGCCAACGCCCAAGGCAGACGGAAGGACAAAACGAAAGCCACCACGGCGAGCCCCAGATAGACGCGCTCGAGCCATACCTGAACGCAGGGGATGCTGGAGAGAAGGGATGAGACGAAAATCAACGTCAGTGTGATGAGGTACAGGACGAACATCCACTTGTTCCTGATCAACCGATGGTGGACGTTCCGCCTGTTGAGTTCCGTGAACTGCCAGCTGTTTCTGGCCGCCACCCCGGAAGGGTCACCGATGATGGTGATGACCGCAACAAGAAAACCGGAAAGGATGGAGAAGACCGTAACGATGATGTTCACGGCGCTTTCGTTGCCGTGAATGAGCGGCTGCCCCCAAGTGGCAGCTCCGCAGCCAGCCGCCAAGGCCAGCGCGAAGAAGAGGCATCTCCCGGTCGCAATTTTCATCTATTGGTCCAGCAGGCCCGCTTGCTCAAGTTCGGTCAAGTAGGCGACCATGGCCCGCCACACGGCCTTGTGGTCCACGGTCTTGCCGTCCTTGGGCACCTTGATGGTCTTGCGAAGGCTGACCTCGTCGGCAGAAAGGGTTTCCCCATCGCTGGTCACAATGGTGAAGCCCTCGTCGTCCTTGTCGGCCACCACCATTTTCGCCAAAGACTCAATCCGTCGCTGCCCTATTTCACCTCCTTTGTATCTTTTGTCAAACCGGAGAATCAATTCAGCGGTCAGATTCTCCACCTCAGCGTATTCCTTGAGCTCTTTGTCTTTAGCGAACAGACCTTTCAATTCATCAGATATCTTGCGGAACAGCTTCCGTTGTGTTGTCGGTTTCACTCGGTCATCGTGGGCCACGGTGGCTGTGAACAGCCCCGCCTTCATCCGGACTTCCTTCACCCCCTTTTCCCGGATCATGTTGACCTTGTTAACGTCCGCAACTTTTCCGATTACAAAAGCTTGAGCTTGCTCCGGTTGTTTCGTCGCCGAAAAGATTTCGTGCAGATATTCGGAAGCCTTTTTTCGGTGGGCTCCGGTGGAACAAAAGAGGACATGGTTCTCTTTGACGAGCAACATGATGTCCCCGTCCATAAAGTCTTCCCCCTCCTCCGGGGCGCGCGTTTCCAACTCCACCTTGGGCACCTTTTTGGGCTTGGGGACAACGGACATTTTTTCTCCAGGAGTGGAGACGGCAATATGGAGCAGTTGACCGTTGGCCTGACGATCCTGGAACTGGCAGCAGGCTATTTCCTGCTCACCGACTATAAATGTTCTGTCTTCGATGTTTGGCGTTTTGCTGTGGGCGTTGGCCAAGTAATGCGCAAGATGGTAGGGCGCCTTGCCGTTCTTGTCTGCGATGAACGAGGCGCGAAGGTAGCTGATTGTCTTGGAACGTTCGTCATCCGCCATTTTCCCCGTCCTCCTGTTTAAAGTGTCTCTCCCCAGTTGTGATAGGGGCTTGCTGGCTGTTGAGGCCAGCGGGATGGACCGTAATAGTCCAGGTCGCAATGGGCAGCCCATAAGCATGGATCGTCCGTCGGAGACGGTCCAGCCCCCGAAGGTCAGCCGGGGTTTCGAGGATCAGAACAACGCCAGGCCGCAGGCCGGTCAAAGCGCCATAATGGAGAGCCTGGCCAATAGCTTCGGCCCACTTCGCCCCAAAGTCGAACTCAATGGCGTGCCCGCCGGTGACACAATCGCAACGGCTTCCGTCCGCCAAGACGACCTCGGCCTCCCCCCCACCTCGGAGCACCACATGTCCTGATACCAGCGCTCGGGGTGCTGGCGCTTGGCATCGGCCCAAGACGGATATCCTAGACAGGCGAGGAGGCAAACAACCAGGAGTCCGCGCCTCATCGTCAGCTCACCGTCAGATTATGTGACTGGGCTGGCCGCACAGGGGACAACGCCAGTCTTTCTTCTTTGCGCTCACCAACAGCCAGACGATGAGCCACAGCCCTCCGGTGACAATCGTCAGCAGCAAATGCAGTATGTGGCTTGTCCCTTTTGCCCGTGCCAACACGGGGCCATGCGTAGGACACACACCGGACTTTTCAATCACCGCCATCTCCGTTCCTCCTGTGCTCTTTGATTCTACCCCGCCTTCTTGCCCTTCGCGTCTTCCTTGGCTTCACCCCGTTGCGCCAGCAGAGTGCTCGTCGTTTCCAAGTTCCTGCGCGCGTCCTCAGGGCTGTGCCGGTAGTTGTCCAACAGCGCCGCCTCACGCGGGGTCAAATCTCTGGGCGGGGCAGACCTACCGGTCAGGATATAGCCGACATCTGCCCCTGCTTCGGCAAACAAGGCCAATATCTCGCTACCCATTGAAGCCTTGTCTTTTTCATAGCGTAGCCACATTCCCCGCGACACCCCGCAGATATCCGCCGCCTGAGCCTGAGTCAGGCCAAGCCGTTTCCTCTCCGAAATAATGCGCTCACCAAAAAGCACCTTAAAGTGTCCTTTTGCTGTTGACACGTTCACTAAAGTGAACTATCGCTAACCCACACACAGTGGGCACTAGCCCACGCACTCCCACGCCAACGGAAGGGAAAAAGGAATGGATTTACGCACCTCCGATGAAGTTCGCGCTGAGTTCCGGCGCAAGGGTGTCAGCATCAGCCAATGGGCCACGGCCAACGGTTACAACCCCAATCTGGTGTTCGATGTCCTGTCCGGGCGCAAGAAGGGCGTCCGGGGGCAGTGCCACAAGATCGCGGTGCGGCTGGGGCTCAAGCGCGGCGAAGTAGTGGACGACTTGCGAATCGCCAAGGCCATCTAGCCAACCGTCATGCCCAAACCTGTAGCGGCAATCAGGACGCGTTGCAATGTCTAAACGCCCATCAAAAATGGACCCGGGACTGGTGCAATTGACCCTGCCCCTGTCCAGTCTGCCCGCGCGGCAACTGCGGGCCGGGGCATTGCGGGCAAAGGAGTCCGTCAAGGAGGCGGTGGCCGCCTCTATCCGGGGCTGCGGGCTGTCACGCGAGGTCATCGCACAGGAAATGAGCCGCCTGACGGGCGAGGGTATCTCGCACCACCAGATCAACAATTGGACGGCCCCGGCCAAGGACGACCGCTCCATGCCCCTGGAATATGCGCCCGCCCTGGGCGCCGTCACGGGCAACCACGCCGCCCTGCGCGCCGCCGCCGAACTGGCTGGCTGCCTGCTGCTGGAGCCGGACGAGGTGCCGCTCTACGAGTTGGGCCGCCTCACAGCCGAGGACAAGACCCGGGCCAAACGCAAACGTGAACTGTGGGAGCAGATCGGATGAAGTACCTTCAGCGGTTGCTGTACAGGCTGATTTTCCACTTCCTGAGCCGCCAGTTCGGCGGAAAAACCCTCATCATTTCGCGCGGAGGCCGCCGTGCCTAGCGACATCAAGACCTTCATCGCCGACGTGGACGCCATGCGCGAGGCCCAGCGCCGCTATTTCCGCACCCGGGAGCTGCACGACCTGGACGCCGCGCGGGCCCTGGAGCGGCGGGTGGACGCCGCCCTGGAACAACTGACCGGACGGCGCCCGCTGCCCCTGCTGCCCGGAGGGACCAATGGCTAAGACCTCCGCATCCATTCGCGTGTTGCTCGTGCTGCGGGCCCTACGGGGCCAGACGCTGCACGGCCTGTCCAACGCCGAGATCGCCCGCGCCCTGGGCGAAACCCCGGTGAACATCAGTCGAGCTCTGGCGGACCTGGAAGCCGCGGGCTTCGCCACGCGCCTGGAAACGGGCCGCTGGGCCCACGGCGTGGCGCTGCTGCAAATCGCCCAGGCCCACGCCAACGCCATGGCCGCCGCCCAGGAGCGCATCCTTGAAATCAACAGCCGCGTGGCCGCCGGAGCGGTCCGCTAAGGAGAACACCCATGGGCAGAAAACCCGACGAAGTCTACCAGCAGGACGCGACACCGGGCCCCATCCCCGAGATCAGTGCCGAGCGCGCCGCCGCCCTGGCGCAGGTCCAGGACTCCGCCGCCGTGGCCACCCAGGCTGTCATGGACGCGGAGGAGGCCCTCAGGGCCGTGGGGCAGATTGAGGGACTGGATTTTCTGCGACGTGTCGCAGATGTCGCCACGGCCCAGGTGTTTGAAAAACTCAAGGACAACAAGAGTTACAAAAATCTTCCGTATAAAGATGTCGATGGAAATCTGCGACATGTCGCAGATTTGGAAGAATTCTGTTCGGCCTTCTTGAGCAAGAGCTATCGGCGTTGCCAGGAGTTATCCAAGAATCTCCATCTCCTTGGCCCGGACCTCTACGAATCCGCCGAGCGCATCGGCTTCCGGGCCCGCGACTACCGGGCCCTCAAGGCCCTGCCCGCCGAGGACCAGGCCGTGGTCAAGCAGGCCCTGGCGTCCGAGAGCAAGGAAGAAGTGCTGGGCATTCTGGAAGACCTGGCCGCCCGACACCACGCCGAACGCGAGGCCGCCAAGAAGGAGGCCGCCGAGCTGAAGGCCGACCTGGAAGCCCGGGCGCAGGTGCTGGAAGCCAAGACCAAGACCCTGGACCGTACCCAGGAAGAACTTGTCAAGCTCAAGAGCCTGCCCCCGGCCCAGCGCGCACACCTGGCCCTGGAGCGCGAGGCCGCCGCCGCCGAGCGGCTGAACCTGGGCGAGGTCAAGGCCACCGCCGCCGTCAACGAGTGGTACGCCGAGGTGGCGGATGTGCTGGAGGCCGAGGACGTATCCCAGCCCACGCGGGACTACGCCGCCACCCTGGTGCGCCATCATGCCGAGCGGCTGGCCGCGTTGTGCGCTGGCTACGGGATTGCGGTGGACTTCGCGGACATCGTGCGGCCCGAGTGGACCCGGGGCGACGCAGCCCGGGCCCTGGGCCTGGACGAGGAGGCGCAGGGATGAAGGCCGACCTGGGCGAGCTGGACACCCTGCGCTCCGTGGCCGCGCGGTTGGCTGCCGCGCCGCGCGGCCAGCGCGGGGCGGTGGTGGACGAAGCCGCCGCGCTGCTGTGCTGTTCCCGGCAGCAGCTCTACCGGCGCCTGCGCACGGTGGGCTGGACCAGTGGACGCCAGGGCCGATCCGACCGAGGCCGGACCTGCGTGCCCGAAGAGGTTGCCGTGGCGACGGCGGCCCTGGTCCATCGCGCCGTGCGCGCCAACGGCAAGCGGGCCCTGCCCATCACCCTGGCGGCGGACATCGCGCGCGGCAACGGGCTGACCGGGGCCAGCACGGCGACCCTGGCCCGGGCCATGCGCCGCTACGGCTGCCATCCGGCCATGCTGGCCCAGGGCAGCCCCAGCGTCCACATGCGCAGCCTGCATCCCAATCACACCTGGCAGGTGGACCCCTCGCTCTGCGTGCTGTTTTACCTGCGTAGCGGCGGGCTGGCTGTAATGGACGAGGCGCGTTTCTACAAAAACAAGCCGCACAACGTGGCGCGCATCGAAAACGAGCGCGTGTGGCGCTACGTCATCACGGACCATTACAGCGGCACGATCTACGTGCGCTATGTGCTCTCCCCGGGTGAGACGGCCCAAGGGTTGGTGGACGTGTTTCTGGACGCCGTGAGCCGCCGGGGCCGGGACGATCCCATGCACGGGGTGCCGTTGCAGCTGCTCATGGACTGCGGATCCGCCAACACCTCGCACCTGTTCCTCAATCTGCTGGACCGCCTGGGCGTGCGCCACCTGACGCACCAGCCCGGCAACCCTCGGGCCAAGGGCAGCGTGGAGTCCGCCAACAACCTGGTGGAGACGCAGTTCGAGGGGCGCCTGGCGTTCCTGCGCGTGGGCAGCCTGGAGCAGCTCCAGGCCGAGGCCGACCGCTGGCGCAAGCACTACAACGCCCACGCCGTCCACAGCCGCACGGGCAAAAGTCGCAACGACGTATGGATGACCATCACCGAGGAGCAGTTGCGGCTGGCACCACCCCTGGCCCTGTGCCGGGAGCTGGTGACCATGAAGCCCGCGCTGGTCAAGGTCCGCCCCGACATGTCCGTGCGCCACGCCATCAAGGGGTACGGCCCTGCGGACTACGACCTGCGCCACCTGCCCGGGCTGGTGCCGCAGATGCGCGTGGAGGTGGTGGTCAACCCCTACCGCGCCCCGGCGGTGGACGTGCGTCTGGTGTCGCCCACGGGGGTGGAAAGCATCTGGACCGTGGAGCCCAAGGCGCGCGACGCGGCGGGCTTCTGGGCGGGCGCCCCGGTGGTGGGCCAGGAACACAAGGCCCTGCCCGAGACCCAGGCCGACAAGCAGGCCAAGGCCATTGAAGAGCTTACCGGCGGTGCAAACCGCAAGGACGTGCGCGCGCCCGCAGGCATAGACGTGCTGGCCGATGTGCGCCCCGCCCCCACCTACATCCCCCGGCGCGGGCGCGATCTGGGCCTGGACGCCGCCCACCGGGAGCTGGCGCCCCTGTCCGTCACCGAGGCGGCCATGGCCCTCAAGGCCCGCCTGGGCGACGCCTGGGGCGCGGAACACTACGCCTGGCTGGAGCAACGCTACGCCAAAACCGGGGTACCTGCGGACGCGCTGGATGAGATCGCCGCGCGTCTGGCCAAGCCCAAGGGCGGCCCGGCGGTGCTGCGGGTTGTGGGGGGTGAGTCGTGAGCACCCTCAAAGATTTGATCGCGGGCAGCCGCACCACCCAGAACCAGCTGGCCAGGGCCCTGGGCCTGAGCAAGGCCGCCATGTCCGGGCTGGTCAACCACAGGCAGTGGCCCAAACGCGCCGACCGGCAGGCGCTGCGGGCCGAACTCATCAACCACCTGCGCGCCGCCGGGGTTGCGGATACGGCAATCCGGGCGGCCCTGCGCAGCAAACCGGCGGAGGGCAAGGCCCCCGCAAGGCAGGAGGAGATCATGTTGCTCAGACGGCAGGGATTGTTCCCCAAGACCAAGGCGCATTTCAAGTTGACCCGCGACCCCTTCGGCGAGGTCCGCGACCGCGAGGACGTGTTCCTCTCCGGCGAGATCAGGTACGTGCGCGAGGCCCTGTACAACACCGCCCGGCACGGAGGGTTCTTGGCTGTGATCGGCGAGTCGGGGTCTGGCAAATCCACCCTGCGGCGTGACCTGGTGGACCGGATCACCCGTGACGGTCAGGACGTGCATGTGATTGAGCCCTATGTGCTGGCCATGGAGGAGTCGGAGAAGCACGGCAAACCCCTCAAGGCGCTGCATATCGCGGAGGCCATCATGGCCACCGTGGCACCGTCGGAGCCCATCAAGAGCAGCCCGGAGGCGCGTTTCCGGCAGCTCCATCGCATCCTGCGCGACAGCTCGCGCACGGGCTGGGCCCACTGCCTGATCATCGAGGAGGCGCACGCCATGTGCATCCCGACTCTCAAGCACCTCAAGCGTTTCTTGGAGTTGGAGGATGGGTTCAAGAAGCTCGTCTCCGTGGTGCTGCTGGGCCAGCCGGAGCTGGAATACAAGCTCTCGGAGTCCAACCATGAAGTGCGCGAGGTGGTGCAGCGCTGCGAGGTGGTCCGCCTGCGGCCTATGAACGGGTCGCTCACGGACTACCTGCGGTTCCGTTTCGAGCGCGCGGGGGCGGACCTGGACAAGGTGCTCGACCCCGAGGCCGTCGAGGCCCTGCGCGCAAAGCTCACGGGGCCGGACAGCCGCAGCGGCGCCGGGGACTCCGTGTCCCTGGTCTATCCCCTGGCTGTGGGCAATCTCGTGACCGCCGCCATGAACCTGGCCGCCGACATCGGCGCGCCCCGGGTCACGGCGGAAAACATCGCTAACGTCTAGCCGCCGAAGGAGGACACGCCATGATCGAAGAGAAGATCAAAGCCATGAGTCTGCGCGCCCGGATGCTGCTGGGCCAGGTCTCCCCGGTTGTGTGGAAGGTGCTGCGCGAGGTCGCCCCAACTCTGGACGTGGCTGCCGATGCCGCCCGAGCCCTGGAGCACGGGCAGACGCAACAGGCCATACTGCATTTGAGCGAGGAGCTGGGGTTTTTGGCTCTGAGCGAGCTGCTGCTCGCGCAGATGGCCGCCCTGCGCGCCCTGGGCGGTGTGGCCGAGCCGCACAGCTACGAGGCCGTCCGCCCCATCATCCGGGATATGGAAGATCTGCTGCCCCTGGCCGAGGCTCTGGAAGGCGGTGCGCTGCTCGTGCGCGCCGGGGAAACCGATGCTCCCCTGCCTGCCGCGTGAGGCCGTACCGGGCCTGCTGGGCAACCGGAAGCGGGCCCGGCTGCGGCGCGCGGCGCGCAGGCAGGGGGTGGCAGTCCACGAACTGATTCATGCCGCCCGTGAGCGCATGGGCGGGCGCAAACACAGGAGGAAACCGTGACCAAGAGGCTCAAGCCGCAAGGCGAAATCATCACCACCCTGGAACAGGCCAAGGCCGCCCTGGCCGAAATGGCGCAACTCGAACGGCGCTTGCGGGCCATCGAGGCGGACATGAACGAGAACATGGACCTCATCAAGGCCAACGCGGACGCCGAGGCCGCGCCGCACAAGGAGCGCCAGAAGGCCCTGGGCACGGCGCTGAACGGTTTCGCCGAGGTCAACCGGGCCGAGCTGTTCGCCCGGCGCAAAAGCCTGGAGCTGCCCCACGGCGTCATCGGCTGGCGCCAGTCCACCAGCATTGTGGCCCGGGCCAAGGTCAAGATGGGCCACGTGCTGGAGAAGCTCAAAGACCTGGGCTGGCTCGACGCCGTGAAGACCAGCGAGACCGTGAACAAGGAAGCCATGCGCGACTGGACCGATGGCAAGCTCGATGCCGTGGGCATGGAGCGCAAGGTGACGGACCAGTTCTTCATCGAAATCTCCGCCGAAGCCCTCAAGGGTGAGGCGTAACAACCACAGGAGAACAACACATGAACAAGACGGAACTGATCGACTACGTGGCCAACGTCCTGACCCCCGGCACCGCCCTGACCCGCGAAGACGCACGGCGCGCGGTGGACACGGTCCTCGACGGCGTGGAGGCAGCCCTGGCCGCTGGCGGCGAGGTCATGCTCTCCGGCTTCGGCAAGTTCTCGGTTGTGGCCCGCCCCGCCCGGCAGGGCCGCAACCCCAAGACCGGCGAGCCCATCTCCATCCCGGCCACCCGCACCGTGCGGTTCGCCCCCGCCAAGGGCCTCAAGGGGGCGGTGAATGGATAGCCAAGCCAGGCTCTTGGCCAAGGTCCGCAAGCTGCTGCGCCTCGGGTCGCGGTATATGGGCCGCCCCGATTCCCGGCGGCGATTCCGGGGCAGCCGGTCCAAAAACCGGGCGAGGGCAGCATACCTCTATGGATTGGCGCAGACGGTAGGGCAGCGCCTCCAGGCGCAGAGCCTGATCACACCCGCGACCGAGGCGGCACTGGTCCCGCTCAAGGACACGGCGATCCAGGAGGCTATGCCATCGGGCTTGCGTATTATCCGTCAGATATCCGTGCCGCAGTCGCCCGCCCTGTGGGACGGCGTGCGGGACGGAGCCACGGTGCCGCTGTCCACGCCCGTGACCGGGCCCGCACCCTCCCGAGCAATCCAATAAAGGAGATGAAGCATGGCAAACACGTATGAGATCGACATCACCCGGGAGCAGAGGAAGACCGTCCGGTTGTCTGTGCGTGACGACATTCCGGAGGGGGAAGTCCGCAAATGGGCCAAGGACAACGTACACGACCTGCTTGAACTCGAAGACGGGGAGGCCCGTCGGTGGGATGGAGTGGATGACCTGGTGGACGGCGAGATTGTCACCGTCGTCGTCGAATGCCTGGACGAGGTTGAGGATTGCGCGGCCAGCAGTTGGGGGCGCGTGTAGATCGCGAAACCGCCCTGCGGGGCGGTCGCTCGGGCGTGGCGGCCCGGGCCTGATGAGCAGCCACAAGGAGATAGGCATGGGGAAAATAAGCAGCAAGACGGACAGTTGGGATGCGGCCTGGGCGCGCATCTGCGAGGCCCTGGGTGTACGCACCCAGGTTGAGGTTGCCGCTGCCCTGGGCATCCGGCAGTCCAGCGTATCCGACGCCAAGCGGCGGGGAGCCATTCCGGCGGACTGGCAAATCAAGCTCCTGGAAAGCCACGGGCTGCATCCTGTCTGGGTTCGGACGGGCGCAGGGCCCAAGTTGGTAAGCGCGCACGTTGTGTTCCGGACTATCCGGAAAAGTGACCTGGCCCAGGTTGATGCTCTGTTCCAGGAGTTCATCGCGCGCGCCCGCTTGGTGCTGACCGAGGCCAAAGACTGACAGGGAGGGCGAGATGCAGTGGCGGCCAGTGCCAGGTCATCCGGCATACGAAATCTCCGAGCGTGGACGCGTCCGCAAGGCGGACACCGGCTACGCCGTCCAGATCAAGGGCAACGCTGTTGCACTTTGGACGGATGGTGTCGGCGTGCGGTGCCGCGTACCTGCCCTGGTCGCCGCTGCATTCGCCCCGTGCCTCCCGTCCGGACCCGAGCACGAAAAGGCAACCGGGCCCAGGTGTGAACAGGAAAAAGAGGCCTCCACGCCCATTCAAGGGCGACTTGGTGCCGCGCGGCATTCAGGCTGCCCGTGGGCCCTGGCGCGCATCGAAGGCACCGCCATAGGGGCCGACCCGGTCCTGGGATTCTAACAGCAGGGAGGGGAGAGCACATGCAACGGACGCCTTATCAAGAGCGCATCCTGGTGGAGTTGTGGAACAAGCACTACCCGGTCGGGGCCGAGGTGCTGGTGGAGGAGCACGGCGAGATCCACGAGGCGGTGACCCAAAGCCACGCCTACCTGCTGGACCAGCGAGTCGCGCGCATCCGGTTGGACGTGGGCGATGTGGAGCTGGGCCGAGTGCGGCCTGCACGAACCCAGTTTGCCGCCGTCTCGCCGGTGAGCCTGGAGTTGTCCGAGCGCAGCCCCGAGGAGGTGTGACGTGGTGCAGAAGTCCCAAGAACAGGCCCGCCGTAGGCGCGACCTGGCAAAGATACATATCGCGCGGAAGCAAGAACTGGGCATGTCTGAGGATCAGTACCGCGATTTACTGCGTGACATGTTCGGGGTGGACAGCGCGGCGGACTTAGACGCCCGCCAACGCTGGACGCTGATCAAGCGCATGGAGGCTCTGGGCGTGAGGTTTGGCCGCAAGGCCAACGCGGTGGATCGGCAGGGCGCAAAGATCAAGGCGTTGTGGCAAGCACTCCACGATGCCGGGGTGGTGCGCGATGGCAGCGCCCGGGCCCTCGACGGCTACGTGCAGCGTCAAACCAAAGTGGCCACGCTGCGCTGGTTGTCCCCGGCTCAGGCAACCCAAGTCATTGAGGCCCTCAAGAAGTGGATGCAGCGCGAGGGAGTGGAACATGGCTAGCAGCCCCAGCCGTTTGGGCGTCGAGCTGCTGGAAGACCTAGCGGCCCATCTGACCGAGTTGGCGGTGCGAACCCTGGGCGTCCCCGAACGGGAGGCCCAGGTCTTCGCCCAGGAGGCCGCCGTGCGCCTGGCCGACCTGTGGGGTGGGCAGACGATCTACATTCCAAAGAACCAGGTCGCCCGCATCTCCGCCCGCAATGCCGAAATCTACGACGCGTTCACTGGCGACAACGTCTCCGAGCTGGTCACCCGCTTCAACCTGTCCAGGCAAGCCATCTATATGATACTCAGCGCCGAGCGCGACCGCCGAGCAATCAAGCAAGGCTCCCTGCTCGACCACGTCTAG